CTGGTCTAAATGTAAAACCAGTAGAACAAGAAGGTAGTGTAGTTTATACTTGTGGATTAAAGAAAAAGATTTACGCTGATGCAGAAGGTAGATCAAATACTTCTCCACCACCTGTTGTTGATAAAAGCCTCCAGCCTATTCTTGATACCAGTACTATTGGTAATGGATCAAAAGGTAATGTTCAGGTTAAATTTAAACCATATACATATATGGGTAAATCTGGAATATCAACACAACTGTTAGCGTTACAAATTACTGATATGGTTGAGTATAATAATGTAGATAAAATAGAATTTGCTGCAATTGATACTGAAACTGAAGTAATTTAGTTATTAATTATTGGCTGGGTGTAAAAGCCCAGCTAATTATAAAAGGAATTTATGGCTACAAATAAAGTGGATTTTCATGTATTTAATATTGAGGATAAATATTTACAACTTATTTTAAATGGTGAAAAAAGATCAGAAATTAGAAAATATTGTTTACCATTAGAAGGTAAAAAGGTTGGTTTAATGAATAATAAAACTGATAAAATAGAAGCTATTATTACAATAGGCATAATTTTAGATTTAAGAGAATTAGAAGATGATGAAATGGAAATAGTTTTAGATGAAGCAAAAGTAGATAAGGATTTTAAGAAATTCTATCCTTGTAACTATTTATATCAAATTAAACAAGTAGAAAGAATACATTAAATGAAAACATTTATATTAATATTATGGTTTACAACAGGACAAGTTGACAAAGTAAATGTTAACGTTAATATAGATGAAACATGTATTGATGCTTTATATAAAGTATCTATTTGGAAACTTAATAAAGATTATAAGCCAGGTAATGGCCTAATATGGGGTCATTATACTTACAAAAATAAACAAATACAAGCTCATATGTGTATAGAAGGGAAATAAATATGATTATAGGTATAGCAGGATATAAAGGATCTGGAAAAGATACAATAGCAAATATATTACAAACAAGTTTTGGATTCGAAAAAATGTCATTTGCACAACCAATTAAAGATATTGTGCATAGTACATTTGATATAGATAAAGCAATATTATCAGGTGATGGTGGTGAGAGAAAATTTAGAGAAGAATCATTACCTGAATGGTTTTATTTATCTCCAAGAGATATGATGCAAAAGATTGGTATGGCTTTTAGAGATAATCTAAATAAAGACATATGGGTTAAAGTATTAGAAAATAAAATTAAAAACACAAAAAAGAATATTGTTATTCCAGATGTAAGATTTGAAAATGAATTGGAAATGATTAACAATTATGGTTATTGTGTTGGTGTTAAAAGACCAGGATATAATGGTGATGGACATAGATCTGAACGTGCTTTAGATCATATAGAATTACCTATTGTATTTAAAAATAATAGTTCACAAGAAATGCTTTATGCAAAAGCTTTTAATTACTTTAAGGATAAAATATGAAATTAATATATGATATAGAGACCAACGGCTTAGTAGATACAGTAGATACTATTTGGTTAGTTGTTACTAAAAATATTGACACTGATGAAATTGTTACATTTAGTGATTATGATGCAGATAGTAAACCTTTAAATGAGTTAATACCTTATTTAAATAGAGCCACTGTTTTAATTGGCCATAATATTATTGGCTATGACAATGTGGTAATGCATAAACTATTAAATTGGAGCCCACCGGCTACAATCAAAATGATAGACACTATGATTATTAGTCAGTTAAATAATTTTAGAAGAGAAGGTAAACATAGTTTAAAAAACTTTGGAGTTATATTAGGAGATGCTAAGGGAGAGTCGCCTGATTTCTTAAAATATAGTCCGGAGATGAAAACTTATGCAATCCAAGATGTTAATTTGAATCATAAGGTTTATAAATATGTTACTAATGAAGCACAACATTTAATTAAAAATAGACCTACATTTAAAAATGCTTTAATTACAGAACATGCCATTGCGGACCTATGTTCAGATCAAGTTAAGTATAAATGGAAGTTTGATACAGCCTTAGCTAAAAAGCATTATGTTTATTTAACTGCCGAGATGAAGATTATCGAAGATAAGATAAACCCTACATTAAAGCCTAGAAAAATATTAATTGATAAGGAGCCTAAGACAGCTAAATATATTCAAGATGGTAGGTTTAGTTCTGTTAGTGCTAGAATGTTAAGTCAATTTTTAGGTACTGAGATCAAACAAGAAGATACTGATAAATGGGATGCTAAGAAAACCTTTCAAAGATTTAATATGGTTGAAGCAGACTTAGGTAATATGGATCAGGTTAGAGGTATGCTATTAGATAATGGCTGGGAACCAAGTCAATATACACCAAAAGGTGAACCAAAAATAACAGAGGATAGTATCCATACAATTAAAGGTGATGCAGGTAAAGAAATATTACATTATTATAGTTTAAGGTCAAGACATTCTGTACTTAAAGGTTGGATTGAGTTAGCTGAAGCAAATGATAATAGAGTATATGTAGAATCTTTTAACATTGGTACACCTACCTATAGACAAAGACATTCTAAGGTGGTTAACGTACCTAATAGTAATTCTTTCTTTGGAAAAGAGTTAAGAGAATTATTTGTAGCTGATACTAACAAGGTTATGGTGGGGTGTGATAGTGCTGGTAACCAAATTAGAGCATTGTGTCATTATTTAAATAGTAAAGAAATAAATGAACATGTTTTAAATGGGGATATTCATACAAGGACTGCTGATATTGTTGGTGTTCCTAGACAGTTAGCCAAGAGCCTATTGTATGCTACAATTTTTGGAGCAGGGTTTGCTAAGTTAGGTAAAATGGTTACTGGAATAGAGGATATGGAGAAAGGTAAAGAAGTAAAAGCTAAACTTTATACAGCCTTTCCAGGGCTAAAGGAATTAAATTTAAGATTAAATAAATTCTTTTATCAAACACAAAACAAATCAGGTTTAGGTTTTGTACCAGCATTAGACGGACGTAAAGTTTATGCTGAGTCATCATTTAAATTACTTAACTATTTATTACAAGCATTTGAAGCAATTACAGTTAAGACTGCTGTTGTTAATGCTTTTAAAATGTTTAAAGAAGAACATTTAGATGTAAATATGTTAGGTTTAATCCATGATGAAGTACAGGTTCAAACTGATGCTAAAAATGTAAATAGAGTTAAAGAAATATTAAGTTATTCATTTGGTGATTTTATTACTAAAGAATTAAAGCTTAATATTCAAATGGCAGGAGATGCTAAAGAAGGAAATAATTGGTATGCAACACACTAATAAAGTAATAGGTTTAATTGATGGCGATGTATTAATTTACAGAGCCATTAATAAATCAGAAAAAGATAATATAAAACCAGAAGATTGTTTTGATGATGTATTAAAAAATATAAAAAATGAAACAGCATGTCAAGAATATTCTTTGCATGTATCAGGTAAGGGTAATTTTAGAAAAGAAATTAAACAACCTTACACTGTTTATAAAGGTAAAAGAAAAGATAAGCCACCTCAATTTAGAGCATTAAAAGATTATATAATTAAAAAATATAATCCTATAATGCATGATGGCTTGGAAGCGGATGATACAATCTCTATTGAAGCTAATAAATATATAAAACAAAATCAGTTATATATGTTAATTACAATTGATAAGGATTTAAAAACAATTGGTGGTTTATTTTATAATTTAATGTATAATAATTTAATTGCTGTATCTAAAACTGATGCTATTGAGTTCTTTCATGAGCAATTATTAACAGGTGATACTGTTGATAATATACCAGGTATTGAAGGTATTGGTAAAGTTAAAGCAGGTAAAATATTAAAAGATCAAAATATAAAAGAACAATTTGAGTCAATTGTTAATGCATATAAAAAACATTATGGCCAAGACCACAGGAATAGGTTAGAAGTTATGGGTAAAATGTTATTTTTATTAAAAAACTTTGATGATAATTGGACTATTAATTATTGGAAAGGTTATCTTAATGGCATTTAACCAAAAGAAATATAATAAGTCTATTAGAGGTATTGCAGTTGGTGCTTGTAAATCCGCTAAAAGACGTTCAAAAATGAAAGACTTACCATTTAATTTAACATCAAATTATTTAGAAAGTATTTTTCCTAAGAACTTTAGATGTCCTATCCTTGGATATAAAATGAGAGTATCTAATACGTCTTTAGGAAGACTAAGTCCAACATTAGATAAAATAAATCCAAGATTAGGATATGTAAAAGGTAATGTAGAGTTTGTAGCTAATATAGCAAATATGATGATGACTTCTGCAACAGGTAAAGACATTAAAAGGTTTGTTAAATGGGCAACAAAAAAATATAACATAACAAGAGAGGAAGTTTATGGGTAAAGAAACATCGTTTATAAAGCACACTTCATGTGAGCCTTGTGGATCTTCAGATGCAAATGCTGTTTATTCAGATGGTAGTACATATTGTTTTAGTTGTAAGAAAACTAATCCAAGTGGAACAGAAGAAACAAATATTGAGTTTAATGTAGTACAATCACATTTAAGTTTAGATGAAATAGCTAATTTACCTGTTGAGGGTTTTAGAAATATATCTAAAGTAGTGTTATATAATGCTGGTGTTAAAGTAGAATATGATGAAAATAGAAATATTATTAGTCATTTTTACCCTATAACTGTTAATAAAAAAGTTAAATCATATAAGAAAAGAATAGTAGCTACCAAGGAATTTAGATCTATTGGTAAGGCTGAGGTGCCTGAACTATTTAACCAATGTAATAGTGGTAAAAGAAAAAACTTAGTTATTACTGAAGGTGAAATAGATTGTTTGTCTATATTAGAAATGCTTACAAAAGCTAAAGCTCAATTTGATGTAGTTAGTATTGTTAATGGCGCCCAAAGCGCCAGAAGAAATATAGCATCTAATCTTGAGTTTATTAATAAATATGAAAAGGTATTCTTAGCCTTTGATAATGATGAACATGGTATTGAAGCCGCTAAAGATGTAGCACATATAATTAAACCTGGTAAAGCACATATTGTTAATAGTGTTCACAAAGATGCTAATGAGGCTTTATGTAAAGAGCAATCGGATGCTTACTTACAAGATGTATGGAGTGCTAAAACATATAAGCCTGACAATTTTGTTAGTGGTGAAAAGATATGGGCAGCTTTTAAAGAAAGATCTACAATTAAATCTGTACCTTATCCTGATTGTTTAAAAGGTTTGAATGATAAATTGTTTGGTATGAGGTTAGGTGAAATTACTTTATTTACATCTGGTACTGGGTCTGGAAAATCTACTGTTGTTAAAGAAACAATATTAAACTTATTAGATCAAACTGATGCTAAAGTAGGTTTAATATCTTTAGAAGAATCTATTGGTGACACTGCAACTAAACTTATTGGTATGTCTATTAATAAAAATATTAGAATGCCTGGTGATGTTAGTGATGAAGAAGCACGTAAAGGTTATGATAAAGTATTTGGTGATGAAAGATTAATTCTTTTAGACCACCAAGGATCTGTAGCTGATACTTCTTTATTAGATAGGATTGAATACTTAGCAGCTTTAGGTTGTAGTTATTTAATTCTTGATCATATAACAATTGCAGTATCTGAAGGTATTGATGGTGCAACAGGTAATGAAGCAGTTGATAAGGTTATGAGTTCTTTATTAAAGATTGTTAAAAGATATAACATTCATTTAACATTAATATCTCACTTAAGAAAAAGTTCTGGTGAAGGTAAGTCTTTTGAAGAAGGTGTTATGCCTAATTTAGATTCTATTAAAGGGTCTGGATCAATTAAACAAATAAGTTTTGACATAATAGGATTTGCTAGAAACATGATGGCAGCCGAAAAATCAGATAGAAATATAGTTAAGTTTGCTGTATTAAAATCTAGGTTTAGTGGTGATACCGGTATGTGTGGACAAGCAACCTATAATGTAGGTACAGGAAGATTAAATTATAATGAAAGTAATTTAGCTTTTAAAGAAGTACTGTAATAAGTTTCGGTTAGAAGTTAGACCTGTATGTAAGACCAGATATGGCAAGCAACTAACAGACAATGATACAAAGATGATATAATAGGCAATCCTCTCTCAAGCCTACATCGTGTATTAGAAAACCGAAGCAGCTGAGCAACCTGTTTAAAAGGCTCGCATAATTTTTGAAAGGAATATATGAATTATAAATTAATATTAAAACTTAAATGGACATCAGCAATAATACTTATTGTTGCAATGGCAGCTATATCTTTAAATCTTTATCCATACACTATGTATCTACAATTTGTTGGTATATTAGGGTGGTTTTTTGTGGGTATATTAGCTAAGGACTTAGCATTAGTTGTATTGAATGGAACAGGCTTATTGTTTTTAATAGCCGGTATACTTAATTATTTATTATAAAGTGTAGGCGGTTTTACCCGCCACACTAATATTTTTATTTTAATATTAATTTTACTATAGATTTTTCACCAAGATATATTTCTGTTTCAGCATTAGATTTAATGCATTGATATTCTATACGTTCATTACTTGATCTCATGGCAATTCTCTTTGCCTTTAAACAAGTCGACATTGAATCTTGTATTCTATGTTCCTTTATTTCCCCATTAACAATCATTAATAAGGCTATTACTATTTCAGTCATTATTGTGTACCACCATTTTGTCTTACTTTATCTTTTAATTTTTCTATATCAGCTAAAGCTTTTTCTAATTGTGTTTTAAGAAATTCTATATTAATCTTATTAGTCATATTTTGTTCTTGATTCTTAATCAGTTTTTCTACATCAGAGAAAACA